GACGGTAAAAAACCCGAACAGTATATTATCAAAGATCTGCAACCCAACTTTCAGAACATGACTGTGACTGCAGTGACCACCAGCGATACCTATGCCAACCATCCACAAGTGGGTGGCCCCAGCGGTAGCTACACACAACCAAACACACCTTACACAGGTGGTAATAGATTTAGTCATGCACAGAACGAAAGCGTGTTAAATGCCGAACATATTGTGCATCTAAGCTTGACTGAAGGCTTGGACCTGTCCTGGCCATTTGGTAACAGTGTGTTAGAAAACGTATTCAAAGTATTCAAGCAAAAAGAATTGCTGGAAGATGCCATTATTATCTATCGTGTACAACGTGCTCCTGAGCGACGTGTGTTTAAAATTGACGTGGGTAACATGCCCAGCCACATGGCCATGGCCTTTGTTGAGCGTATCAAAAACGAAATTGCACAACGTCGTATTCCTACCCAGACTGGTGGTGGCGCCAACATGATGGATGCCACTTATAATCCTTTGAGCACCAACGAAGACTTCTTCTTCCCTACCACAGCAGAAGGCCGCGGCAGCAGTGTTGATGTACTGCAAGGTGGTCAAAATTTAGGTGAAATCACTGACTTGAAATTCTTTACCAACAAGTTATTCCGTGGTTTGCGTATTCCCAGTAGCTACTTGCCCACAGGCATGGATGATGGATCTCAAGCGGTCAGCGATGGTCGTGTTGGCACTGCCCTGATTCAGGAATGGCGTTTTAATCAATACTGCCTGCGACTACAGCGCATGGTAGTGGACAAACTAGATCAGGAATTCAAAATGTTCATGCGCTGGAGAGGCATCAACATTGACGGAAGTTTGTTTGACATCATCTTCAATGAGCCACAAAACTTTGCCAACTATCGTCAAGCCGAAGTTGACGGTGCAAGGATTGGCACATTCACACAGCTGGAAGCGTTTCCTTACTTTAGCAAGCGTTTCTTGATGAAGCGTTACTTGGGCATGAGTGAACAGGAAATGACTGAAAACGAAACCATGTGGATGGAAGAAAAAGGTGAAGCCGAAGAAGCACCTGCAGATGATGTAGGCTTGCGTAGTGTGGGCGTGACTCCGGGGGGCTTAGACGCTGATTTGGCTGCCGCTGAACCTCCATCGGAACCTGGTGCAGAAGCAGGAGCCGCACCCGGACTACCAGGAGCCGCACCTGCAGGAGGAGCACCTGCAATGCCTGCAAGCCCACCAGCAGTAGGCGTTTAATTTCCGTTTGGGTTAAATATAACATATGATTATCAGCGAAATTTTTAAGCCTATGCCAGACGGATATAGCACAGAAAAAGATGACAATTCTGTGCTTAAATTGTCTGATGTGCGCAAAACAAGATTGAGTTTGGCACAGATTAATCGCCTTCGTGTAATGAACGATGTGCGCAAATTTGAGCACGAACAAAAGCTGACCACTATATCAAAACAATATAAACCTCCAGAAGAACCTGCGGCACCTGGTTTGTAACCGCAAAAAACTCTCAAAAAACACCATTATAACAGAAATATTCCGTTATTTTGTAAATATCTAACAAGCTAATACCATTATAAGGAGTTCTCATGAACAAGTATGAACAGCTAATTGAATATATCATCAATGAGCAAGAAGATAAAGCACGTGAACTATTCCACGCCATCGTTGTGGAAAAGAGCCGTGACATTTATGAATCTCTCATCGACGAAGAAGATTTTAACGAAACCATGGGTGGAAACCAAGTTGACAGTCTAGTCGACGAAGTTGAAGCCGACGAGCATGGTATGCAAGAAGCCGAAGATGAATTTGGCAGCGATGCAGACATGGAGCCATCAATGGGTGACGACATGGGCGGTGACGACATGGGTGACATGGGCGGTGACGACATGGGTGACATGGGCGGTGACGACATGGGTCAAGAAGGCGGAGTCGAAGGTAAGATTCAAGATCTTGAATCAGCACTAGAAGACCTAAAAGCAGAATTTGATGCTTTGATGGCCGGCGAAGAAGGCGAAGAGCCAGGCATGCATGATCTAGATGGCGGCGACGACGTTGAAGCTGAATTTGACATGGAAGAGCCTGCAGAAGAAAGTTTCATGCGCGAGTATGTTGAGAAAGTAGCTCAACCTGGCATGAACACCGAAGGCGGAGCAGTTGGTGCACGTGGTGATGGTGCCAATGTCAACAAGCAAAGCATTGTTGCCAAAGCAAACAACATGGGTGGAACTTCTTCTAACATCGTTAAAGGTGGTACAGAGCAAGCTGCCGATGGCAAGCCAACACCAACACCAAACAACGAATATACTAAAAAGCGTGGCGAGCTAAAGGGCGCTGGACAATTCCAGAACGTTCCTGGTGCTAAGACCAAAGGCTACACAAACAAAGCTACCAGCTACGAAAAGCAACACGGCAAAGAAGGTCAGACCACTGACGGTAAATTGCCAGTTGATACTAAGAGCCTAAGTGGCGGTAAAGTACGTTAATCGATCAAAGTAGACAGTAATGGCTTCTTACTTAAAAGAAAATCTTACATTTGACCGTGCTAGAATGGAAGTTATCATGGAAGATAACCACACTGGCACGGGTAAGAATCTTTTCATGAAAGGTGTATTCATCGAAGGCGGCGTTAAAAATGCCAACATGCGTGTGTACCCAGTGAATGAAATTGAAAAAGCCGTGTCTACTATTAATGAGCAAATCAAAGGTGGCCACAGCGTCTTGGGCGAAGTGGATCATCCAGATGATTTGAAAATTAACTTGGATCGTGTAAGCCACATGATTGAACAAATGTGGATGGACGGTCCTGCCGGACACGGCAAGCTAAAGATTCTACCAACTCCAATGGGCCAGCTGGTTAAAACCATGTTGGAAAGTGGAGTGAAACTAGGCGTATCCAGCAGAGGTAGCGGCAACGTTAACGAAAGCAATGGACACGTCAGTGACTTTGAGATAGTCACCGTAGATGTTGTTGCACAACCCAGTGCGCCTCATGCATATCCAACTCCCATCTATGAGGGTTTGATGAACATGAAGCACGGTCACAGGGCTCTAGAAATAGCCAAAGAGGCTCAGGAAAATCAAAAAGTGCAAAAGTATCTAAGAGAGCAGGTAACTCGCTTGATTAGAGACTTAAAATTATAAAGGGGAAAACCAATGTTTGATGCAATCAAACCATTGTTGGATAGCGGCATCATTAACGAGGAAACTCGTAATGCCATCAACGAAGCCTGGGAAACCAAGCTGGTTGAGGCACGTGAGCAAGTTCGCGCTGAATTGCGTGAAGAATTTGCAGGTCGTTATGAACACGATAAAAAAGTAATGGTTGAAGCTTTAGACAAAATGGTAACTGAAAGTCTTGCTGCCGAACTCACAGAGTTTGCCAGTGAGAAGCAGGCTGTTGTTGAGGACCGCGTAAAATTCCGTTCACACATGATGGAAAGCGCAGGCCGATTCAACGAATTCCTAGTTAAGAAATTAGCTGAAGAAATCCAAGAACTACGCAAAGATCGCAAAATGCAAGCTGAAAACGTTCAACGTTTAGAGCAATTTGTTATCAAGGCTCTTTCTGAAGAGATCAAGGAATTCAGTGCCGACAAGCAAGCAGTAGTAGAAACTAAGGTTCGCCTAGTTGCTAACGCCAAAGAGAAGATTGCTGAACTACAGCAAAAATTCATCAAGCGTAGTGCCGCTCTTGTACAAGAAACAGTTACTTCAAATCTAAAGTCTGAACTAACACAGTTAAAAGAAGACGTACAACTTGCTCGCGAGAACATGTTTGGTCGTCGTATTTTTGAAGCTTTTGCCAGTGAATTTGGAGTTACTCACCTAAATGAGAACAAGGAAATTCGCAAGCTACAAGCTAGGATCCAAGAGCAAGCTGGTATCATCCAGTCTGCAAAAAAGATCGTTGAGCAAAAAGATCAAATCGTAGAAAGCAAAGATCGCGAACTACGGATTATCAAAGAATCAACAGATCGCAAGGAAAAACTTGCTGAAATGTTGACAACGTTGAATAAAGAGAAGGCCTCAGTAATGAGTCAACTTCTTGAGAATGTCCAGACTGACAAACTACAGTCGGCATTTGAAAAGTATCTACCAGCAGTCTTGAACAACTCTGTAGTTAAGAAAAGTGAAAAAGCTGTTCTTAGCGAAAGTCGCGTTGAGATTACCGGAGATAAGTCTGCTAAAGCCACAGCCAAAGCCGATGACACCAATGTCATCGAACTGAAGCGTTTAGCAGGGCTATAAGCAAAAATAGTTTAACCTTAAAGGAAATAAAGAAATGACACAAGAACTATTAGAAAGCCGTTGGGGCGAAACTAAAGATGCCCTGTTAGAAGGACTACAAGGTTCACGCCGCACTTCTATGGCTGTCGTATTGGAAAATACTCGCAAGTATTTGTCTGAGAACGCAACTGCTGGTGCTACACAAGCCAGCAACGTAGCAACATTAAACCGCGTAATTCTTCCAGTAATTCGCCGTGTAATGCCTACAGTTATTGCTAACGAAATCATCGGCGTTCAGCCAATGACAGGACCTGTTGCACAGATCCACACTCTACGTGTTCGTTATGCTGAAAGCATGGCTGATGGTAGCGGTTACGCTACTAGCACCACTGCTGGTGATGAGGCTCTAAGCCCATTCAAGATTGCTGTTGCCTATTCTGGCGATAGCGCAACAGGTCGTGCCGCTGGTACAGCCGCTCTTGAAGGAGTTCCAGGCCGTAAGATTAACGTTCAAATCGTTAAGCAAGTTGTTGAAGCCAAAACACGTAAAATGTCTGCACGTTGGACATTTGAAGCTGCTCAAGACGCACAAGCCATGCATGGTTTGGATGTTGAAGCAGAAATCATGGCAGCTTTGGCACAAGAAATCACAGTTGAAATTGACCAAGAGATTCTAGGTAGCCTACGTGCCCTAGCTGCTCAAGAGTTCACATACAACCAAGCCGCTGTATCTGGTACAGCTACTTTCGTTGGTGACGAGCACGCCGCTCTTGCTGTTCTAATCAACCGTAGTGCTAACTTGATTGCTCAACGCACACGTCGTGGCGCAGGTAACTGGGCGATTGTATCCCCAGCCGCATTGACAGTATTGCAATCTGCAACTACTTCTGCTTTTGCTCGCACTACAGAAGGTACATTCGAAGCTCCTACAAACACCAAGTTTGTTGGTACATTGAATGGTGCAATGCGCATTTATGTTGACTCATATGCTAGCGATTCTACTCCAGTATTGGTTGGATACAAAGGTTCTAGCGAGGCTGATGCAGCCGCGTTCTATTGCCCTTACATTCCATTGATGAGCAG